ACCTAATGAGCAAAATTACCAAATCAATATGGTGCTCGATACAAATTATGCTATTTGCTCGGCTGGTTTGTTGTGTCACGGGCACCATTCTAATTTTAAGGAGTAAGCGTGAAGAATAAAAACAAGAACCTTCCTGCTGTTAAGCAGACTCAAGAAGTAACTATTCAGCCAGAACAATCGCCAATGGCAATTATGGAAATGGCAATGAATAAGAATTTTGATATTGATCGAATAGAAAAGATGCTTGAAATTCAGGAAAAATGGGAATCTAATGAGGCGAGAAAAGCCTATCATCAAGATATGTCAGAGTTTAAAACTGAGCATATTATTATCTTGAAGGATAAAGAGAATAAACAATACAACTCTATGTATGCCACTCATGGAAATATTGTAAATACTGTGTCTCCTATTCTTAGTAAATACGGTTTTTCTCACAAATTTGATATTGAACAGGAAAAAGAGCTGGTGAAAGTAACTTGTGTAATAACTCATTGCAAGGGCCACTCTGAAAGCTCTTTTATGTTTGCGCCTCTTGATAAGTCCGGTTCTAAAAATGCTATACAACAAATTAAATCAACCAGAACTTATTTAAAATCTGCGACTTTTGAAGACGCTTTAGGAATTGCTCCGGTCGATGACAATTTTGATGATGATGGAAACGGACATAATCAACCTAATATTGAATATATAGACGACAAGCAGAAATCCACTATTCTTGATATGGTTGCGTCTACTAATACCACAGAGGAAGAGTTTTTGAACTACCTAAAAGTCGATTCTATTGATAATATACCAGCCAGTATCTATAACGTTGCTATTGCGGCTTTAAATACAAAAGCTGAGGTTCTTAGAAAGGAATCAGAAAATGATAGTAATTAGAGATATAGAACAGGGCTCTCTTGAATGGCATGATTTGAGGCTTGAAGTTTTGTCTTCATCAAGATTTAAGGATTTAATTACTACTAAAGGCGCACCATCTGCAAGTAGAAAGAAATATAAAAATGAGCTTATCAATGAAATTATTACAGGTGAACGTGTTGAGTCTTACAAAAGTAAAGACATGCAACGCGGTAACGATAGAGAGCATGAATCAAGAGAGGCTTATGAATTCGCTCATAGTGTTACAGTTGAGCAGGTCGCGTTTTGCTTTTATGATGAAACAAAAACTTTTGGTTGTTCTCCTGATGGTCTTGTTGGTGAAGATGGAGGTTTTGAAACAAAGGACGCTTTGCCCCATATCCAAATTGAGCGTATAGAGAATGATTGGAAGGGCACAGAACACTTTCAACAGGTTCAAGGGTCGTTATATATCACTGGCCGTAAATGGTGGGATTTACAAAGTTATTGCAGAGGTCTTCCTATTGTAACAGTCCGTATTTTTCCTGATGAAAAATTTATCAGAGCTTTATCAATTGAAATCAGACTTTTAATTAATGAATTAAATCAAATTAAAGAAAGGTATAAACGATAATGAAAGAAGAATGTTTTACAATATTACCGATTGAAATAACTGAAAAAAAAGCACTTGCATGTTTCAACGAAAATACTCTTGATACTGTATTAAAAAAAATAGAAGAGAATGCACTTAATTATGTAGGGGATGCAACAACGCCCAAGGGTAGATCTGGAATCATATCAAAAGCTGCTGAAGTTACCAAAGCAAAAACAACTATTGAAAAAATTGGTAAAGGTCTTAACGATGAGAGACAGCGATTAACTAAGCTTGTAAATGCAGACAGGAACAAGGCTAAATCATTTCTGGAAGACCTAAAGGCCAAGGTTCGCAAACCTGTAACCGACTGGGAAGCTATAGAAGAAAAACGCCTTGCAGCCGAACGATTACAGATTGAAATAGATCTTGATCGCGAAGAGGCTTTGAGAGAGTACGACCTTTTTAAACGTGAAAAGGCTATTGTAGAAAGAGAGAGAATTGCACAGAAGGAGGCTGAAGAGCGCCAACGTGTAATTGATGAAGAGAATGCAGAAAGAGAACGTATTGCAAATCAGGAACGTCTTGAAAGAGAAGCCAAAGAGAAAGCTGAAAGAGAAGCCGCTGAAAAAATTGCCAAGGCAAAACAAGAAGCAATCGATGCAGAAAGCGCACGTCTTGCACTTATAGAGAAAGCTAAACAGGATAAAATTGATTCTGAAAATAGAGCAATAGCATTAAAGAAACAGGCTGAGATTGATAAACAGGCTGCAATTGAAAAGGCCCAAAGAGATGAGCAGGAACGCCAAGAAAAATTAAAGCGTGATGCCGAAGAAAAAGCCAAAAAAGAAAAAGAAATTGCAGATAGAAAAGCGGCTAATAAAAACCATATAAAAAAAATTAACCGTGAAATACTGGCAGACCTTGCAGAATTAACGATTGATGAAGAGCTTGGTAAATTGTTAATCACTGCAATCTACACCGGAAAAGTAAGAAATTTAAATATTCTTTACTAAAAAACACCCCGCAAAACTTAAGGTATGTTTTCCAGATCCATCCAGGGGAGGCGGGCGGGACTCCCCATTATTAAAAAGGTTTGGAATAATGATTAAAAAAACGACTGAATATAAAGGGACTGCAAAAAATGGTAAGTTTATCCCAGATGATAGAGAGTTATTTAAAACAGCTTTCTATCAGTTCGAAAATTTAAAGTGCCAGGTAACTGTAAGCCCTCCAAAACGGTCACAGAAGCAAAACTCTTATATGTGGTCTACAGTATATGAATTGATTAGAGACGCTTGTGGATACCTAACACAAGATGAGGTTCATGATGAGATGCGTATGTTATTCTGGTTTAAGTTTGGAAAATCTGGAGAGAAGTGTCCGAATACTACAAAAAAAATGAATACTACAGATATGGAAGACTACCTTGCAAAAGTAAGAGTATGGGCAAGTGAGTTTTTAAATATTTATATACCGTTACCTAACGAAAAATAGAAATGTACTGCATATCTATTGTTGTGCAAAATAAAATAGATTTTTCATGTTGTAGTTTTTCTCACTAATTTTAAAGGAGTTCAAGTATGGGTAATAAAGTTTACAAGGACAAATCATCATGTGCAGAAAAGAAGTGTGAGTTCTATAAAAATAGAATTTGTGTTGATCCGGTTGAATTTCGAATTAAAGGGGATGGTGATTTGTGTTGCCGTTTTCATCCAGACGCAGAACTAACCCGTTCGAAAAAAGCTGAAATAGGGTAATCAATTTTTCATTCCACAACAAGCTCATGTTGTAATGGTGGGGCCAATCTGGCAAAATACCACTACAACATGCGCCAAGCGTTGTTCGCAATTAAATTTTTCCTGGAGGTTATAAATGGAATTTAAAGAAAGTTGTACCGTTTGTCTGGCAGATGTTATTTGCAATGTTAACTTTCAAATAAATGGAGTTAGGTGTAAACAATTCCATAAACTTGTTGAAGAAAAATTAAAAAGTACGCCTTCGGCCGAACAACAGCTAAAGGCAGAAATTGCTAAGTGGGTGAGCACATACCCTGACGATATATCGAAATGCGACCCTGACGATGGGGACTACGAGACTATGTATAAAAATTTGTTATATGATATCAAACGCGCAACATCTGCCGTTTAGCGCACGTTGTGCACAACAAAACCCTAAAGAGCATATTGTAGTTTGGCTCACAAATCAAAAAAAAGGAGTAGCAATGGAAGCGAAATTTGTAGAGGTAAATCGAGATGTTAATATTTCATTAAAAGAGAGCGAAGCGAATAGAATTGTAATGTGTTTAGACAAAATTGATTATCAAGACCATGTTCTAAAAGGTTTAAAAATAGCATTAAAAGAGCTTTTAAATCATTCGACAAAAGAAGGGTAGGAAACGGGTTTTCCAATCCACAACACACAAAAGCAGTCAAAGAACGACTGCTATTTGTCTCAACGTTGGCTGCAATTTCTGCTTTTTGAGAATTGTAGTCCGGCGACAAAAGAAAGAAGAAAAAAAATGGAAAATATTGATTATGAAGCTGAAACAGAATTAGAATGTTTAATACAATCTCTTGGTCAAGTTGTTGAGGCAAAACAAGAACAGAAAGAAGCTTATGATAATTACACTGGATATTCTCCAGGATGGGCATTGTCAAGAGAAAATGACGCTGTAAAGGATGCAGTTGCAGAATTTGGAAACTATCTTGGAAAGGTAATTGATAGAAGAGTCGAGGCGAAAATCAAAAGCATCGCCGGAAGATAAGAAAGAAGCGCAGAAACAACAGCCAACAAACGAAGGCCAAAACGGCTAAAGCAATAAGTGGGCGTACCGCAATGGCCGTTCGTACCACGTTGGTGGAAATTCGCTCTAAAATTTATTGGAGGCAAAAATGCAAGAATATTTTTATTTCATATTAACGTTTTTAATTGGTTTAGGTTTTGGTGGGATGTTAGAAAAGCTGTTGCAGGCATTTTTTGTAACTGGTGGAACTCGCTACACATCCACCAACAAAGACATGTTTCAATTGTCGAAAGAAAAGTTGAATAGTTTAATTGATTTGTTTGCAAAAGAAGATCATACTGGCTACGATGATATTGTTGGTGCCGGAATGTTTATTGAATTTGTAGTTCGACAACAAAAACATGTCTAAATCGTTGTGCACAACAAAACCCTAAAGAGCATATTGTAGTTTGGCTCATTAAAATCTAAAAATGAAAGAAGGTAATTTGTGGGAGAAGAGATTGTTGTTGAAAAAATAGAATGTTGTCGTGAGTCGTATCAAATTGATTTTCGTTTTACAGAATCAAAAAAAAGCGAACGTTGTTTTGTGCGGAAAGATGCTCTATTAGCATTGTTAACAGTAGCAGAAAAAAAAGAAATTGAAAAAAAAAATTATTCGCCAAAAGAAAAATAGGAAACGCTTGTCACATTCCACAACAAGCTCATGTTGCAATGGTGGGGCCAAGCTGGCAAAATACCACTACAACATGCGCCAAGCGTTGGACACCAGCACAACACAGAAAGGAACTACTATGACTGCAAGAACTAAATTTAAAACATATAACTCCTCTGGAATGAGTGACAGACTCACATTGAAAGAAATAGGTGTGATTGTCGGAGTATCTGGGGAACGCGCAAGGCAAATACTTGAAAGTGGCCTTAAGAAAATGAGGCAGCATATGAAGTTAAACGGAATAGAGTTTCTTGATTTAATAAGTGAATCGGATCATGAAAAGGATCATACTTATTATGTTAACGATGAATAATCAAAAATAAACCTACTTTCTTAAATGGAAGAGAGTATATTACTTGTAATGGTTCACGAGGCCACAATTTGAAATACCACACAATTTTTTATGAACCTTTTGTTTGAGGGTTTTCCGATTGCTTGCGTGTGGTGAGCACCGGAACTCGTGACCCTCAAACAGAAGGTTTTTTTATTTTAAAGGAGTTTTTTATGAGAACAAACAAAGAAAAATATAACCATTACAAGCGTATTGTGGATAAGAATGCTCAGGAATATACAGATAAAGAATTTCCTACTATTCCAAAGGAATTTTACAGCATCACTAATATGCTTGGTGACAATGTCGAAACAAAAACCATTACAAGTGTGGGATATAGTTTTGGGTACGGAGTTAATTTGTATGAAATGGATAAGCCAACAAGAAAAGATGTTGAAAAAGCTAAAACCATGAGTGAAAACATGCCTACGTTTTTTAGAGAAAATATAAGATTTGCATGGAAAATACAAAAAGAAAATCACAAATCTTCTGGTAGTGAATCTTTAAAAGATATTGATAATGGTATTTGGAATTTTTTTAACTTAGAAGATGCTAAAAAAGAGTGTGAAAAAAGAAAAAAAAAGTACGGCAAGAAAGAAGGCTATGTTCCATGTGCATATTGTAGCAAACAAGTAAAGGAAGAAGCCGTTGTTGTCCGTGAAATAATATTTAGAACTGGCGGTGGTATTGGAAGATCAAAAAATAATTATTGCTCTTCACAATGTGGCTTTCATGATCAATGTGCACATGAAGGATAGCTCAACTAACAATCTAATCGGGGAGCTAACCACTCCCCATTTAAAGGACTAAACAATGCACCGTGGCTTTATAAAATTATATAGAAAAACAGTTGATTGGGAATGGTACAAAAATCCCAATGTTAAAAGTGTATTTATACATCTGCTTTTCAAGGCTAACCATAAAGACAAAAAATGGCAGGGAATTGATGTAAAACGCGGTGAGGCAATTACCTCTATTTTAGGCATGGTTGAAGAACTTGGAATGTCTATTCAGCAAATCAGGACATCTTTAAATAAACTTAAAAAAACTAAAGAAATAATTGTAAAAAACAACGCAAAACACTTACACATAAGTGTGTGTAATTATGAGACTTATGGATGTGAGCAACTTTCAGATAACACTGAGATAACTTTGAATCAACATTCAGATAACTTTGAAGTAACAACTACTAAGAATGTATATAATCCTAAGAAAGAAAAGAATGATAAGAATTTAAAATATATAGTTGAGATAATTGACTATTTAAATTTCTCTCTTCAAACAAATTTCAAAGCCTCAACTAATTCAACGATAAAAGATATTAACGGTAGAATTTCAGATGGACATACTGTATCAGATTTCAAAGAAGTTATTGATCATAAAAAACAACAGTGGACAGGAATTGAACAACAACAATATTTAAGACCATCAACATTGTTTAGAGCTTCTAACTTTGAAAACTATTTGAATGATGCCAGAAGAATAAAACCAACTCAGCAAAATAATTCATTTAATAGAAAATTAGACACTCAGGAAATTATCAATAAAAATAACAGATTGGTGCTAGAATGATACAACAAACTTTTTTAGATTCCATATCATTATTCGAGGCAATGTATAACGAATCTTACAAAGATGAGATTATTAAATTTATGTGGGGAAGATTCAAACAGTACCCTGATGATCTTTGGAGTGAAGCTATTGCAAAAATAACCGATACTTTTAAGCCTACTGCAAGAGTTCCACTTCCATCTATTCCGGATTATTTAGCAGTGTTAGAAACAAGTGGAGATGATAAGGCAATACAGGCAATGCAACAGGTTAAAAAGGCCGCTGGGCACAATGGAAGATATGAAAGTATAGATTTTGGCGATATGGCACTACACACAGCTATTGAAGCCTATGGTGGATGGATAGAAGTTGCAGGATGGGGAGATAAAGAATGGGGATTCAATGAGAAGAAATTTCTATCAATGTACAAGTCTTTCGCTAAAATCAAAAATCTTAAAGGGCCACATCATTTAATTGGTATTCATGAGGAAACTAATTTAAAAAATGGGTATGCAGACGCTATACCGCAGCCTACAAAAATACAATTACCTTGGTCTAAATTTGGTGGAGCTATTGAGTTTAAGAAACCAGAGGAACCAAGAACCGGAGATTTAACCAGAATAGGAGAGAGTGATGAGGTGCCCTAAATGCAATTCAACTCTATACACAGATTCAGACGCTGAGGAAGCCTATAACGGTTATAATGAATTTCGATGGTTGGCTTGCTCAAATTCAGACTGTGATTATACCAAAAATATTGACCAAGACAATTACATAGAACCTAAGTTTTAGACATACATAAACCTAATCATAATGGAGAGTGACAGCGAGTGAATATCATAATTATAAACGAATCATCAACTCTGACGGTGGAAAGTTTAGAGTATTTGGAAACAATTTTACACGAGGTTGATGCCGTGTTTATGGAATCACACCCATATGAGAATAGTGATGTTTTTGGCGAATGCGATCTGCAGGAAAAATTTACTATTGAGCCGTGTAAATTTGATGATAATTACTATATGATTAAGGAACCAGTACTTTGGGATTTGTGCGAAAGAAACAATAAAACATATAAAAATAATCTTCCTGCAAAAGTGTCATTAATCAGGAGGCAAAACACCTCACATTCTGGATGGGCTGGCAGGAAGTTAAAAAAGAAACGTAGTGGTAAGTAATTTTTAATCATAATAAGGAGTGAGAGAGTGGACTGGATTGAATTGAAAAAAGAGAAGCCAAGGCAAGGCGGTGTTTACTTTGCTTCTGACGGTGATGATATAATGATTTGTGGGTATTGGCCACATATGACTCCCGAATGGGGAGACCATAATACTAATATGCCATTCAAGCCTACTCACTGGATGCAGTTACCGCCGCCACCAAATAGTAATGTTCAAATCGGAGACATTCACACCAAAAAAGAAACTGATTGTAGACTGAAGGGGCCATTGTATTATGGAAATTAAATTTTCACACAATTGGAATAATAAGTTATCAGGTCAAGTATTCACTACTATTCGAAATAGCAGCAACGAAAAAGGTGAATATTACACTAATCAGATTGGTAAAACTTTTGATGTCTGGTTAAAAGGCCAAAATGTTATTAAAAAAGCTGTCCTGGTAAATGTTCGACCTATCCAGTATAATAAAATACCGTTGTCTCTTATAGCAGTTGACACCGGAATAGTTGATGTAAATAAGCAAATTGATTTATTTAAAAGGTTCGGAATGAAAGAAACATATTCAATAATGCTTGTTTTAACGTTTGATAGTATTTAATCATGCATAGCGAACCAATAGACCAATTCCGCAGACGATGCAAGGAAAGTGCCGAAAAGTGGGCTCTATTTAAGCCTGAAGAGAAAGTAATGGTGTGTGAGGATATTAAAAACGGGTATCCTGCAAATTTAACAGAGTATTCAAAAATAGAAACGCAATTAAGCAGATACGTAACAGGTAACGATATTAAAAAAGGGCGGGTTTAACGACAGAACAGAGCGACCTTTTCAAAAATAAATAAAAAAAATGGCATAGTTGGTTTTACATTAGTTATATTAGTTAGTACAAAAGACAATAAATCTAACCTAAAAAGGAGTTGTTATGAACAAAAGAGTTGATAGCTTAGTAATTGAAGGCGTTGAATATGTGCCCGCAGATTCTATTAAAGAAATAGAAGGGGATATCAAAATTGTTGTTTTACAGCGCGGGTGGTCAGCAGTAGGAATTTATGAAAGAAAAGGCAGTGATTGCAAATTGCACAACGCGAGCATCATAAGACGATGGGGAACTTCTGAAGGTCTTGGGGAATTAGCTCTTAATGGCCCACTTAAAGAAACCAAGCTTGATAAGTGTCATGGTGTTGTTGAATTTAATAATCTTACATCTGTTTTAACAATTGCCTGCAAGGAAGAATCATGGAAAAACAAACTATAAACTTTGAAAATTCTCATGCGTCCATAGGCGACGGCGACGGCTACGGCTACGGCGACGGCTACGGCTACGGCGACGGCTACGGCGACGGCGACGGCTGCGGCGACGGCTGCGGCTACGGCGACGGCTACGGCGACGGCTACGGCTGCGGCGACGGCTACGGCTACGGCGACGGCG